TCAAGTTTTTAACAACAGCCCCTGTTGTTGAAGGAATGTCCCTAATAGCACCGGGGGTTGCAATAGCAGCTTTTGTCCCAGTTGTAACACCCGCCACTCCTAATCTTGTCCCACCAACTGCTATTGCTTTTGCTGCTTTACTTGCTGTTTTAATATCGTTGACAATACTGATATAAGGAATTGCGTTCAGTGGGTCGAAGATAAACTCTAAAGTGCCTTTTACATATTTAGGCAAGTCAATGTCTTGATATGCGCGCCGTGTTGCTCGTATATCGGCGTTCATATTCGTAAGAGTAGATTCGTCCCAAGATTCGCCTGTTTCTTCTTCGTAATATTTTTTACGCAATTCTTGGAATTGTTTTTCAACTCCAAACAAATCCCCCGGTGTTAATGCAGCAAGAGGAACTAAAGCACTAGAGGCTCCTATTTCTGCTCCACGCTGTAACGGATTAGCCCTGCGTGATGCTTCAGTACCAGCAGCAAGGAACTCACGAAGTCCCCCCGGCTTACCAGCCGCTTCGCGCTCTTCCATTACCTTACGAAGTTGCTTATCAAATTCTTGATCGCCCATAATCCCTCTGGCTACAACTCCGGTTGCTGTGTTTATTACAGGGTCAATTGCATCTAAAGCGCCTTTTGCTACGTTTTCCAGCACTCCTGAACCAAAGTATGAACCGAATTGAAATCGTTGTTCTGGCTCAATAACGGGCATTGGTTCAGTCACGGGCGTTGTAGGAGATAATTTAAATTCTGTACCTTCTGGGTCAACAGAACGACTTAAAGGATCTTGTATATATGATTGGGCTTGGGCTATTGCAGCAAGATCAGTTTCTTTTTGAATACGTTGTTCTTCTTGTTGAATACGTTGCTCTTCTTGACGTTTTCTTGCTAATTGCTGAAGTCTTGCTCGCTCTGCTGCACGCGCGATTATTTCTCTACGTTGACGTTCTTCGTCAGCACGTATCCGATCTACAAACGCTTGTGTTGAGCGTTCAAAAGGATTTGCTTGAAAAGGACTAACCATATTAGTAGGTAAAGCGCGTTGTTGTTTGCGCTCCTAATCCTCCAGGCCCTGTTGGAGCAGCAAGTGGAGTTACTTCTTGTAAAAAGGGCGTAAGTTCTTTTCCAGACATTCCTGCATCTGCTTCAAAACCACCACGATCAAAAAGGTCTGCTGTTTGATACTGCCCTACTGTTGGTCTAAAGCCCGGACTTACTGCTGATATAGGTTGAGTTGTGCTACTAATATTTTGAGTAGTAGGTTGATTAGAAGGTGTCATTGTTGAAGCAGGACTCCCTGCTCCTAACGCAATATCAGGGTTTATATCAAAACCCGGTTGCGTTTGAGTAAACGGCACAGAATAAATAGAAGGCTCAGGTGTAGGCGGTGGTACTGGTTGAAAATTTCCTGCACTAAAGAACGGCGATAAAGCCTCTTGTAATTGCGTTTCCCCTAAGATTCGTTGCAATCCACCTAAAGCCTGAGGGCTTGTTTGGAATAATTGCGGGAGAAGTGCCATGCGTTGTTCTGCAAGGCGTTGTTCTGGAGATATGCCACCTCTTGCTTGTAACCCTGCTAAAGCAAGTTGTTCCTGAGCGGTAAGTCCACCTCTTGCTAACTGATTCTGTAAATCAATCTGTTCTTGTGCAGAAAGTCCAAACGGATTGCCCGGAGCCTGTGCAAGTGCAAGTTGCTGTTCTGGGTTAAGCCCACCACGAAGGAGCGTGCTAATCTCTCCAACGGTTGCACCTGTTTGTAATGCTGCAAACGGATTGTTAACACCCGCCTTTGCTTGTAACTCTGCAAGACTTATTGCTTCTGCTGATGTACCTCCAAGTCCAGCAATCGCTCCAAATGGAGATGCAGTTCCGAACCTAGATGCAATATCTGCTGATTCCGCTCCTCGCTGAGTACTAAACGCTTGAAGGGCAGCTTGAGCAACAGGAGATAAAGACTGCTGAGTACCTAAAACTCCTTCGATTGGGTTTCCGTTTGCATCATATCCTGTTGTTCCTATAATAGGCGTTTCTACGATGTACTGACTTGGATTAGCGTAAAAGAGATTTAGCATATCTCCAAGACTATTTACAGGAACTCCTTCAAGAGTTAATGGTTCAGGCATCCCAGCACGGAACGGAGTAACAGGTCCAACTCCTGTCATAGGATTAACATAATCAGGTTGATCGCCTTCAAAACCTGTTATTTGGGTCGGGTCAACTTGAGTCGGGTCAACTTGAGTCGGGTCAACTTGGGTCGGGTCAGTAACATTAGCTATTCCTGCTTCAGCAAGTCGGTAAGGCTCTAATTCAATATAGTTTTGAATCCCATTAAGTAGAATAATCTGCTGTAAATTATCTGAAAGTGCCTGATATTCACCATATCTGTCTTTCCAAAATTGAGGAAGATTTTCAGGAATACCAGTGTCTTCTTCTTCTACTTCTACTTCTTTGCCAGCAGCTAAGTCACGTTCTCGTTGTAATTTTTTTAAGTAGTCTTTCGCAAATTGTTTACTTTGTTCTTCATCTAAATCCATTAGCTCAGAGTCTGTCATTGTTGCAGCACTTTGAACTTCTGTGTCAGCTACGGTAGCAGATGGATCAACACTAATTATATCGTCAAATTCTTGATCTTCTGGAAAAATGTCAGTTTTGGTAAATGGAATATTTCCATCTGTCGCTGTCCATGCAGAATTAGGGTCAAATGAAGGTCCATCTGTAGTTCCCTGAGTTATAAAAGCACCTGGTTTAAACGTTGAAGGTTTTTCAAATGGAGTAAGTGAAGGACCTTGAATTATTTTGCCGGGACTGATTTGTTCTTGAACAGATAAATCTTGAAAATCTCCAGCTCCAACAGTAGGTGCTATGTCTTGAGGATCAATTTCAGTCCCACCTATGCTTTCTGGAGCAACACCTTTTTCAGATTTAGATGTCATCCTTGTTTGAAAACTGCGTATTGCAGCAAAAGGGATACCTAAATTTTGATCAAAAACTTCAGACCAAGCACCATATTTATCGCCAGGGTCGGCAGAAGTCTGAACAAGAATTGACCCATCAGGTTGAACATTTAGTCTTCTTATCGCTGCGTCTTGCAGGCGACTTGAATTACCAGTATTTCGGATATTACTAATTATGCGGTGTGCATAGTTTGGGGGGATTCTTACAGTAAGTGACATTAGACTTTCTCAAACGGGGTTAACGCATAGACATTTTTTCTAACACGTTTCTTAGGTTGCTTTACTTCCGGTATTTGATTTAGCCCTTTAAAACTACCCTCGACTTGACGCAAATATCTTTTTGCGGTGTCATCTAGTTTTGTAAACGCTAATTCTAGCGGGTGAGTTTGATTAGCCATAGCTACCCTCTTGCCCCTGGAGATATATCAGCAGCAGGTACGCGGACATTACCCGTTCTAGGTCCTGCGATAGCTGCTGCGGTTTGACGCATTTCATCTACTGATCCGGGCATTACAGGTCTTGTTGTTTGAGGAATACCTGTTCCCGGTGCTTGTGGGCGGGTTCCAGCTTGATTGCCCTGTTGGAAGTTACCAGCATTAGGTAATTGCATAGCCCCTTGAGTATTCAAGATATTCTGCGCTGTTTCTTCTGGGGTAGGTATTTGTGGTCCAGAAGGTTGTCCTGCTGCCTCAATAATATTTTGAATAGTAGGAATACGACTTGCAGCAGCAACTTGAAGTTGTTCTTGTACACCCGGTGAGTTCAAGAATTGTTCTTCCAAAATCTTTGCTCGTACTTCTAACGGGTTACTTACTCCACCTTTGCGTAAAGCAGTATCCAGATCAACATATCCTGCGCGCCAAAGGTTTGACCAAAGGTTGAGCCTTCGTTCTTGTTCTTCAGGGCTGACTGAATTTATCCGAACAATATTGACGTAATGCCCTTTGATGTCTGATGGTTTAATAACAGCATCAAGTACCCCTGCTTCAGTTTTGCCGAACACTGAGACTTTATCATCAATTACGTGTTCAACGATACGAAGTATAATTTCTCCCTTATCTTGTAAACCACGTTCCATTGCGTCTTTTACCGCTCCAAAGTTTAATGAAGCGATTCCTGCAAGAACTGCTGTGTGATAACCAGATGCTGCACCTGTAGGTCGTTGTCCTCTGGCAACAGCAGGGACTGTATTAGCCTCAATTGCCTCGTCTAAGAATTGCTTTGCAACTCCAATTTCAGATGGTGGCCGTGGAGTTTCTCCTACACCAACTTGTACCTGTGGTGGCTTAATATTTTTCGCGCCGGGAGTATCGTCCCAAGCAGACTGAACTTCTTCAGTAATGCCGGGTGGTCCGGTGAACTCAAGGGTAGGCCACGCTGATTTACCTACAATGTCGATGTAATGAGATGCAAGTTGGCTTTGCGCTCGAATCATTTCCATAGATCCGTTGAGCAATCCCATATACAACTTTTCGGGTTCGGAGTTACCAGTATCCAATCCCATTTGAGGCCAGTACATAATCCACGGTAATCGTCCATAACCGTGTCGCCGTGGCTCCATAACCCATTCGTTATCTGCTACATAAGCTACTTGTGAATGAGTCCAAACTTCCTGAAAGTTGACAAACCCCTTTGTATATTTGCCCCATTCAGGGAAGTGAGCCTGAACCCACTCTGCATCAACTTGATATTCGTATATAACCCAACGTGGTTGAGTTCCGTTGTTCATGTCCCATGTTAGGTTTTGTGGATTTACGGCAACAGATTTTATAGGCCAACATATAGACCGTCTTTCGATAACGTCTTGCACTTGTTGGCGATAGTCAGGAGAGTTGTCTTCTCCGTGAGGGGGTGGTTCAGGAAAATCACTCCACTCGTTTGCGATAAATTCAATTTTCTCCCAAGCAATACCGTAAAGTCCTGCATGTTTGGTTAATTCTCGATATACAGGAGAACGATGTTCAATCATGTGGTGTGCGCCTGTCAGGAATTTTTCCATTACTTCGGCGCGAGATTGTCCTCTTGGCCCCGGTGGGGGAACTGAAACATCGAGAAATTGAGGACTTACGTGTGCAACGAGGGTATTGATAACTGACTGTGCAGTACCTAAACGAACCATTGTTCCATTTTCAGGAACTCCAAAGTCAAAGTCGTTTAGGAAAAAGTCATCAAGGACTTCACATTGACTTTTGAATTTTTGAAAAAGATCTCTACCTGCTTCTGCCTTTTCTTTTACCCAGTAAAGAGACAGTTCGGGTTCGTCAACAGGACTAGCTGCTTCAACTTTTATAGCTTCTTGAGGGTCAATAGTAAAATCGAGAACCATTGTTTATTTCATCTCTACAAAATCTGTTTCTTGCTCCAAGATTTTCAATCGTTCTTTAGATTTTTTAGCCTTGTACATTGTCATAAATCTACTAGGTCTTGCAGCGGGCTTTGGACGCAAGGGGTTTATTCGCCTTATAGGACGTAAATAATCATACTCGTCATTATCATAACCCGGAGGGTCACATGCCATCAATGCTAATAGTTCTGCATCCACCCAGTCATCGTGTTCGTTTGTTTCATTATAAAAAACATAACTTCCATTACCACCAGGTCGGATACTAATATCTTCTAATTGCTTTACAAGGGTTGACCAAGATGTTGGGAAACGGACATTTTCGTTCTCAAGGGCAATGTAATAGTTTTGAAAAAGCTGATACTTGCTTTGTGCGCTAAATTTGAATGGTGTAACAGGCATACCGCTATTTAGCAGGTGGTCAAAAACAACATCACCAAGTCCTGTTGAGTCAACCCTGATGTCTCCGATATTCCATCTTTGGATTTCTCTGGAGATTGTTTCTATCTGGCTAACCCAATCGTTTCCTGACATTTCGAGTGCATGTACGGATTCGCGTAGTTGAGCGTTTTTTATTACGAGAACCGTATAGTCTTGTTTTTTACCGAGGTCAAGACCAGCAACGTACCGCTGAGTTTTATCAGGGGCAAGCATTTCCCTAGAGATTGCTGCTGCTTGAATTTTGCTTGGCCTGAAGAATCCACCACCGCCGTCGGGTTGTTTAGCGAGGTACATTCTTTCCCATACTGGTTCAGGCATTGTAGCTTTTTCGTCATTAATTGCCTGTTTTTGTTTATCTGAGAGAAAGACGTTATCAAAAGTTGTTGCTCTAAAGGCTTGGTAATCTTCTGATTTGTTTTCTTTAGCCCAGTTAAACAGTTTTGAGAACCAGTGGCTTCTCATAAACGGGGGGATACCTTCGATACATCCTCTTCCGAGTCTTCCTGACGAGTTCAGCATTGGTCGGAGTTTATTCCATGCTGCTTCTTTGATGTCTTGGGACTCGGTTATCCAGATAAAGTCTGGTCCTGCGGTCTGAAGTGATTCGGGATCGTCAGCGGATTTTATTTCGATATAGCACTCTCGTCGTGCGATTCCGGGTGTTTTGAGTTTTAGCCAGACGGATCTTTCGTCTTCTCTCCATCCGTCGCCTCTGCCACCGCCTTGAGATTGTTTACGTCGTACAACGAGATCTTTGGGCATGAACTGTTTGAGTTCGTTCCAAGCCTGTCGAGATTGTGCAAAGTTAGGTGCGACTACCCAAACGTGTATAGCAGGTTCGAGGGTATGTGTAAGATCTGTCCCGACAGGTATTCCTGCTGCATCTGCCATTTCTTTTGATGCGAGGAATGGAGACTTAGATGCTGCTGTAATAGCCCTCATAAGTTCTGTGAGTACAGCCCTGCCTTTCCCGGCGCGCCGTCCAGCCCATACAACTTTGATACGAGCGTTTGATTCGTGGAATTTACGTTGCCAGGGTGCTGGTGTGTACTGGTATGGCATTTATTTTAGAATTTCTTCTAGTTGGAAAAGGCTAGATTCTCCACTCATGTCTATTGTTGCTCCGTTGGTGATTCCTTGTTGTTTTTCTGTGGGTAGGTTCACCATTGGTTCTATTTCGAGTAATCCTGTTTTTTCGATCAGTTTATTTTCTGCTGCGGAGACTTTACCTGTTTCTGCTTTGATGAACGATGTTATACCAGATTCCATCATATAGATTCTTTGCAGTGCAGACCATTTGACTGGGAAGTGGAGTAGGGTTCCAGCTTTATTTTTGTAAGAAGCTGTTCGGTATTCGTAGTTATTATCAACAAATTCGTTTACAGCTTTTTTGAACGACTTATTATTTTCGATTAGTTGTGAAGTTCTGGTTAGTTCCCAGTCAAAGTCTTCACACATTGCTTCCAACGATTCTTCTCCGACACCGTAAGACGGGAGAGAAACAAAGATTCTACGTAACTTCCTCGACCAAGTAGGCCATTCAGGATAACCCAATAAAACTTTATCTCTAAATATTTCAGCAGGTGTTCTAGCTCGAACAGAATTTTTCTTTGGCACTTCAACCCCAGTCGCTATGCTCCTAGTCGTTTCACTATTATTTTAGATAAATCCTAAATACTTATATCGTTTGGTACTTCGTTACCCCATGTATCCCAACCTTTTATTCGTTGTCTGGCGAAGAGTTCTATGCGTGGTACGTCCCCTGAGCAAGCAACTATCATGTCTCTGGTTGATGAGGGTTTTTGGCTATGTTTTCTAGGGTTTTGTTCTATGAACATATTCTTAGTTGTTTTATTCAGCACTTTCATTTTTCCTTTCACGCCGAATATTATATGTTCAGTACAACCTCTGAAGTAATAACCCATACCCATTTCTGGGACTCCATTGGAATAAGTCTTAATCCATGTAATCAGGGTCTTATACTCAAAGCCCCATGCTTTACACACAGCTAACCCTTGCTCTATAAATGGATTAGTTACCCATAGGTACAGGTGTGCTTGGTCTGCTGTTATGTCTGCTATTGGTAATACTTCTATATCAGAGTTAGTCATAGTGGAGTAGGTGTGTTCATTACTACCGTTACCCCACGACTCATCATACTTCCACGGCGGGTCTGCGTAAACAATATTGTATTTATTTGTCATTTTCTGAACTGTAGCAGAAAACGACATTTTCAGTTTACAATACCAAATACACCGGATATACCTCTTGTTTGGTTTGGTCGCCTTACTTGTAGAGAGTCCGGAGTTTCCTTTCTTGGCAGCCTCGCCGACCTCTCCTCCTCCTGGACACTCTGGCGGGGCTGCTATTTAACAACACGTTTTCAACAACTTTTTTACCAACACACCCTTAAGTTAACCCTAGGCTTTTAAAACTATACTTGTGACATTGGACAACGGAACCCCCCTTAAAGGGGTTCCTTATGTCCTCTATAGAGAACATTAGGTAATTAGGACTTAAACAACACTTTCTAAACTCAAATGTTGCTCTTTTTTAAAAATAAGACATGTCCAATAACTGTCCAACTTTTGTCCAATAACTGTCCAAAAATAACAAACGAAACTACCATGTTGAACTAGAAAATAGACACTGGACACATTGGACAAGCAAAACACATTACAGGGCGTTGTCCGTTAATGTCCTGAAATTTGTCCGCAGCAAAACTCAGCACTCGGAGTGGGTACATATATATCTAATAGTGTCGCTGCGTCTATCGGCGGTCTAGGCTGCCCAACATGCGGCGTGCGCTACCCAGAGAGCCTATGCTCTCTCTGGGTCAACGCGTGTTCCTTTAAGAGCCAAAAGAAGCTCCTACATGCGAACATTTGTTCGCAAAGACTTGCATCTAGCGTTGATTCACTCCCCGACTAATCCCGACCTGTCCCTAGTCGCTATAGGCCTAGCTCCCTAGTACCTACTTACATATCACGCGTGAGTAGACCACCTATAAAAAGTACTTTTGTACTCAATCCATAAATTGATATAAATAACTATTGACATAGTCGTAGTAGTCGTATACTATAGATATATCGAAAGTGATAACGCTACTCCAAACGAGTGAATGTAATACGCAATCACAAACGATATACGAACGAACGAACGAATGAACGAGCTAAGGAAACAAAATCATGGCAAAGCAAACTATATTAGAACTCAAAATTGAACAGATCAATTACAGAACACAACTTTCACGACTTCAGGCAAAAATTAGCGAAGCATACGAAA